GTTTTCCTCATTAGAAATTGTCCGCGGGTTCAATTCCCGCACGGCCCACCATTTAAATAGAATAATCTTCTATATATTCAGCTTTGCATTGCGGATGATGATATTCGGAATGGCAATTAGAACATAAAACATCGCATTTTTTGGCTTCATTTAAAATAGAATCCCAAGATTTTCCACCTACTTCTCTTACGCTTAATTCAAATAATTTTTCCTCTGGATTTCTATGATGAAAATGTAGCGCGGAGGTATTTTTATTATATCCACACTTTTTACATTGCATACCAAACATCATTAATAATTTTATTTTTCTATTATTTCTTCTTTGAGCTAAAGATATATATAAATAATTATTTAACTGGTCTTTGTCTTGCTGACTTAATTTTAAATAATCTCTAGTATGTGGTTTCTTTTTTGTACTTCTATTTAAATCTCTAGTATTATGTTTTTTAAATGGCGAGCATTGCAAACAAAACTTTCTACGCTGTAAAGAATACTTTCTACCGTCAATAAACAGTCTTTGCGGAAATTCGCATTTACATTTTTCGCAGGTTTTGATTTTTGGTTTAGTATCAGTTACTTTAAATGGATTGCAAACTAAACAGAATTTTCTGTTTTTCATTCTAATTCTTTTATCATTAATTATTTGGTAGATATTAAACTCATTTCCGCAATTCTTACATATTTTAATATTATGGCTCATAGTATAGACAGTTACACTATCCATTAGGCTATTGTGAAACATTTTCTTGACATTTTTTAATAAATCGTTAATATTTATTTATGCAATCGTGGCGCGAATTGGATTAGGCAACAAACTTCTAATTTGTTTTATGTGGGTTCGACTCCCACCGATTGTACCAATTTATAAATGAAATTAATCTACACTCAACTTAACGATGACGCCAAGGATTGCGGTTGTTTTGCCTTTCCTTATGAGGCGGCGGGCGTCTTTTGTGATGGTATTATTAGTTTTCCAATTGGTTTATCATGTATCGGTAACATTTTGTTTGAATACGAGGCTGGCGACAAACCGAATATTGTTGAGGCCGATAAAGCTTTTATAGAACATTATAATCATTCATTAAGATTATATTCTTTTCCAGTACCACAATTAAAGAAAATACCTAATAATGTTACGGTAAGTATTGAGAAATAATATCTTGACATTTAAAATTTATTCATTATTATTTGGTATATGAAAAGCTTAGTCTTAGACGTGAAACCAGTCTCTAAACAATTTCAACCATATACTCATATTCGGGGCGTTCATGTTTTGCCGACTATTTTAACTAAAGGACAAATAGCTTCTGTTTATAAAAGGGTTACGATTAACACTCATCATGGCGACGAAGGGCATAACAGAATAACCCAAAAGGAAACGACAACAGTAAAAGCTTTTAAGGCTGATAAACCATATCATTTTCCTTGGATGGCTGGTTTGATTTTTGCTAGTATTCCAAAAATTCAATTGGATTTAGGTTTGATTGTGCTTCGTCCTGTTTGTGTAGATGCTAATATGCAAATTTACACTTTGCCAGAGGGCGGCGGTATTGTTCCCGCTCATGTTGACGAAGATTTTAAAACTAAACAAGGTTCTGCGCTTTATAGTATTTTAATTTATTTAAATGATGGCTATAAGGGTGGCGAAACTGTTTTTAATGGTTCTATGTATGCGCCAAAAGTTCCAAGCGGAGCCGGTTTACTTTTCAGACATAATCTTTTGCATGAAGGTTTGCGCGTTGAGTCAGGAGAGAAACACGTTTTGAAAACTGATTTGGTTTTTTCTTTTTAATTACTTGACATTTAATTTTTATTCATTATTATAAATCCATGAAAGATATTCAGCTTAAACATCGTAAAACCGGCAAGACTATCAAAGTTGGTTCTGTTATTCATTATGGCGGCGAACGATGCACGGTTTATAAAATCGTAAGTAAAGATAATATTGGATTGGAAAGCAAACAAACTGGTTCAAGTTGGGATATGATTCGTGCTTGCGATATTGACTGTTTTGTGGTTGGCGAAAAAGTAACTCTGCCTGAAAATTGCAACATTACTCGCCTAGAAGCAAATTTATTTGCTTTAGAGTATTCTGAATTTGGTTTTGAGGCTACCGTTCCTAAATTAAATGAAATTAGAATTAAACTAGGTGATTTTCTTGCCAATAATTTTATAAAGAGTTGCGAGTCAGAGCCTATTGTTTATGTTAGGGAAGGGGATGTTGCCATAGGCTATATTTTTAAAGGAAAAAGAAATTTGCTGGAAAAACAGTTTAATATTAAAATTGCCGATAGACATTAAAATTTTTAATCAAAATGAAAAAACTCATTATTCCACTCCTTTTATTGGCCGGATTGATTGTTGGTTGCGATAGTCCAGAAAAAGCTAAAGCATTTAACCAGTCCAGCGTAAATAATCCTGAATTTGTCGCCAAGATGCCAGATGGCCGCAGTCTTTATTGTGTCCAGATTGATAGAGCGGAGTTGGCTCACTATCATTATGTTTATTATTTTGGCAACGATGATGTTAAAACAATTAGCATTAATTCGGAAATTAAGTCTGGTAAAACTAGTTATAATGAAGTTATTGTAGTTAATGGCCGCGAGTATCATTTGGTTGAAAAATAATTTAATATTTAATTAATATGATTATATTTATTTTTAGTATTTGCGTAATTAGTCTTTCTGTTTGGTTATTTGTAGCCTCTGGCGAAGGTTTCTAATATTTAGTTGACATTTGTTTTCGATAATATTATTATATTCGTATGTCGAATAAAAAACAAATATTTAATGCAAGCGAGGCCAGTAAAACAAAATACTACGGCGTTTCACCATCTAAATTTAATTGTAAATATAATCGAGGATTTATAATGCGGTCAGCATATAATCATGGCAGTTTCCGATTAATTGCTGCCGACGATTTTACTCAATGTAATGGATGGTCAGAAATGGAAAACATAGATATTTCTAAATTAATTTCTAATCTTCTTTTAAATGGTTGGTCGGTTTATGAGTTTCCTACTTATCGCCATCTTTTGCGCTGGCTTTCAGATGACGCCAATCAATTTATTTAAAATTGTGAATAAACGCAAATTACTTGAAAAAATCTACGACTCCCTATATGATGAAGCTAGCAAGGTTTTATCTGAATTCAACCCATGCGAACACAAGGTTTGTAATAGCTGCCATACCTGTTTAGGCAAAACAGATTTTACTGCGCGGAAAGGCTCGTATGGCGACAATACTAGCGAGCAGGCTTGTTGTATTGGCTGTAAATACTGGAATAAAGGATGCACGGCAACTAAGCCGTTGTATTGTAAGGTTTGGCTTTGTGGAACGGCTGGTAAAAAACATCCATTGGTTTTGAAAAAACTAAGTATAATTGAAGGTAAGGCAAGAGGTTTTTTTATTCTACAGTCACGCGAAGATAAAAATACTTCAATTAGTTTTGCTTTAAAATGGATGAATCTAGAATGGAATAAAGGGTTTTATACATTTAAAAGCCTAAAATCAACTGCCGAAAAACGCGGAATTAATTTGACATAATAGAGGTTATCTATTATTTTATATCTGTTGGCAGTTTAAAAAGAATCTCATAAAACCGACGATTGTAAGGTTTCCAGTTAAATCTGGTTAAGAAAACAAAATAACACAGTCATTGGCCGGGTGCGGAGACACTTAAATTTGTTACCACCAATAGCAAACCGAGCCTAAAATTTAAATAAAATAAATAATAAATATATGATGAAACAACTATTGAAGATTCTGGTATTGCTTTTTCTATTAGGAGTTGGCGTTTCAATTGTTAGTATATCCGTAATCTATCAGGCAAAAATTGGAGATTTTAGTTTTATGGTATTTATTTTAGGCGTGGTAATTATTCTGTTTAACTTTTTTCTTTTGATTGTAAAGATTCTAGATTTAGCTCTGTTTGATAAATTTATTACTTGGATTATGGAATAATTCTATTGATAATATTAAATATTTCTTTATTATATATCATATGGAAAAACTAATCAAATCAGAAAATTTCTTTGTTGGCTTTGATAATCTTAAAAATTGCGATTATAAGCGGGGGCGTATTTATCTCAATGGCAACCATTTTGCCAATTTCTATACCCTGGACAAGTCTTGGGGCGAGGCCGTAATTAGTCGTGGCGGCATTAATAAAACTGGCTGGATTGCTTTTAACCGCGATGCTTTGGCATTAGAAATGAATTGTCCGGTTATCGAACAATGCGAATCTTTTGAAAAGCTTTTGGAAATCTTGGAGAATTTTATAGTTAACTTTAAAAAAGAGCATCTGAAATAATATGATTAAATTTTTTAGTGATTTCTTTTTTGTATTTAATACCTGCTATTTTCTTTGTATTTTTAATCTATTTTTTGCTGTATATAATCAAGATTGGTTTGGCGGCGTGGTAGCTGGAATGTTGTTTATTGTATGGCTACAAGAAACGGATAATAAAACTAATTAAAACTATGGCGCGCTCGGCAGAAATACACTATACAGAAGTAATTAAACAGCGGAAACTTGAAAATGCCCCGCCGATTGTTTTCTGTTTAAATCATTATACTTTTAATAAACAGACAATTGTCTGGTTTGAGCATGAAAAGACGGTTGCCTTGCTCGAAATTGCGCGAGAATTTTCTAAACAAAAGAACGAAACAAAAAGAAGTGAATTAGTAATAAAAGGTTAATAAATATATTTGACAAAACAATAACATCCTATTAACATAAACCTATGAAAGAAACACTCATTAAAACTACTAAATCTTTTCAAACGTCCGATGGAATTTTGCATGGTGATAAGGTAGCCGCGCTTAAACATGAGCAAAAGCTGGAGTTTCGCGGCCTGCTTCAAACCAAAATGAAACAACTTGGTAACAATGGCAACCTTTATTCTGCTTTGGATATTGCTCGCGTTTTGGCCGAGGAAACGGAGGCAGTTATTTCTATTTCAACTAAATACCGTATTGCTATTAATCGCTCACAGGCTAATAAAAACCGAGTCAAGGCCGGATAATATTTATTATTTATTTGACAAATTAATTATTCACTATTAATATAAATCTGTCCTAAAAAAAACAAATAAACAAAAAAACCTATGGATTCAAATACCGAAACTCTTATTCGTGAGTTGGCCGCAAAACTTGGAACAACTGTTGAGCATCTTTATACCGTGCTAGTTAAACAGGCTTTCATTACTGGCGTATCAGATATTGTTATTTGTTCATTTATATTAGTAGCTCTTATTTTTTCGGCCTTTTATCTATTTAAAGGTATTGCCAAGGCCAAGAAAAATCAAGACGAACGCGAGCCATATGCTATTCCCGAATTTATTATTCCGGTTATTTTAGCTGTTATTTTTGGTATAATGTTTATAATTGCTTTTCTTGCTAATATTGAAGATATTATCACCTGTTTTTCTAATCCTGAATATTTTGCCGTCCATGAAATTCTTAAATATGTTCGTTGACAAAATAGAAAATAAATATTAATATCAATTCGTAACTTAACAATAAACAATAAACAAAATGAATAAAAATAGGAAAAGAATCAAGCGTTTGGAGGCCAAGGAAAACAAAGGTAAATGGCCTAAGCCGGTCTTTAAAAAGAAGGTTAAGCCGTTTCCGAAGGTTGAGGAAGGCCCAACTCTGCGCGAACAACGTGAACAGTTCTACGGGCCGCAGTTTATTGCATAGTTTCGGCTATCCAAGCCGAACACGCCGTTTCTCATGTATCGGTTAAATGGTTTCTCGACTATAAAGAATAACATGAGGCTTTAATTTTAAATAAAATGAAAACTAAATATTTTACTTGTGTCGCTGGAAACGGATTGAAAGCATCGTTGTTAATTTGGCGTTATAAAGGCGGTAAAATGGAATATTTTACTAAATCGTTTTGGCGTGGCAATCGTTGGCATATTTCTAATTGTACGGTTGATGGCGGAAAACAAAACCATGATAATTGGCAACAAATTAGCCGCGATAAGGCGCGAAAAATAGAACCCGCAGCCTTTAAATAAAACAGTTCTGGCCGCATTAGATACGGCCCGACACTATCCGAAAAACAAAATTGGTAATAAACCGATAGTAAGAAAGTGTCGTTAATTTAAATAAAAATATGAATGCTAATATTCCAATAGCTAACGATGCTTTGAAGATGTCGTTAAAGAATGCCGAGAAACAAAACGAAAATAGCCACGGCCTAACTATTTTAGAGGAAAAAGAACTCAATCTTATCGCTACTCAAATTAACGGAGCTATTTTTAATGGCCGTCAGTTTATTAGAATTGATTATATTATTTTACCAAAAGTTTATGATTATTTAATTAAAAAACAATACGATGTAATTTATAACCGTTATGGTATAATCACTATTAGCTGGGAGCCTAGAGTTTAATTATTTATGAACGGTTTAGACGACGAATTTAACCAGTGGAAAGAGGATATTAAGAGTCCCGATTATAGGCGGAAAATATGGGAAATGCTGGCGTTTACCTGTGCTTTTGTTGGCGATAGCTTTAAGGCAAATTACTATTTAACTTTAGCCGAAAGAGAAAAAGCTGGAAATTAAAGTTTGACATTTTACTCACGGCCTATTATATTTATTTTACCAGATGGTTAAAAACTGGTGGAGGCGAAAGCTGAAAAACAAACCAAACAAAAAAACGTATTAAAACACAATACAACTAAAAAACACTCCTAGCGATGTAGCCGTGCCTAGTCACACTTCAAAGCTTATTCCCTAGGAGAATCAATTTAAAAGAAAATGAATATCAGAAAACAAATCGTTATTCCAGACGGTTATCGTTTGCTCCGTAAAGGAGAGGTAACGAAAGGCGGAGATTATTATTATTTTATTAGTAAGATTAATCTTGGCTCTAAGGATATTTCTAAATGGCGTTTAGATTATAATCATTATGGAGTTAAAATAAATGGAAATTATGGATTTGGCAATGCAGACTGGCTACCTAGAATTAGAAAAATTAATTAATTAATTAATTAATTATGAATACTAAAAATAAAAAATTTGACTTTTTGGATTTTATTGCTGATTATTTTATCGCTCCGCTTTTATTGACCGCGCTTGTTTTGATGCTTTTAATGTTGGTAATTTTAATTTTCTGTCTATTTTGTTTTATGGTTAAAAGTATTTGGACAGTAGGAATAATTAAATTTTTTAACAGCTAAAGATAATTAATTTAAAACTATCAATACTCAATTTCCAATTTGTCGCTACTGTGTCAAACCGATTGAATCTAATCCAGTTAAGACACTTGCTTATTGGAATCAGACGCCCGGTGTTTGCCATGCCGAATGTAAAGTTGCTGGCGAACGGCAAGAGGCTTTTGATTGCCAAGTAATTGACGCGGGCTGCAATGACTGTAAATTCTACAAGCGAGGCAAGCTTGCCAATAAACTAATTAATAATATCAAGTCGCCAGATGGAGAAATTAAACAAATTAGTTTTCAGGCTAATCTTTTTGTTGAAGGATTTTGTCTTAAATTAAACAAACCTACTTTAGCCTCACCTAATAAATGGAGCGGCCATGAATGTTTTGAACATAGAAAGAGTTAATAAATACTTGACAATTCAATTTTAACCATTAATATAAATACATGAAAAAACTAATCATTGCATCACTAATCTGTTTCTCAACTCTGGCGGCAACTGCGGCCTATCATCCTACCGATGAAACTAATGTTGTTAATTCAGTTAATTCTATTGCGGCCAATACCAATATTACGCAGGCCGTTATTAGTATTCTGTCTGGCGTCAAGAATGTTGGCGGCGAAATTTACGATACAAGCAAGGTGGCAATCGGTCAATCGGTTGATTTTGTCAAGCAACAGGCCCCCGATGTTGTCGAGCAGTTTCTTAAATGGAAATTCTTTGAGTCCGCGATTTATACGGTTAGCGGACTGGTTGGATTTATTTTAATTGGTTTGATTGTTTATTTTTCTCTTCGAGCCATGATTAAGTATGAATCTTGGGAAATGTCTCCTATTCTTATGGTTTTTATTCTTCCGTGTATTCCTTGTTGGTGCGGTCTATCTCATATAATGACCTGTGCTTATATCTATTGCGCTCCAAAGGTTTACTTGATTGATTATATTATCACTAATTTGAAGCATTAAATCTAAATTGAATAAATTTATGAAGTTAAAATATCCAATCTTGGCTAAACTAAAAGACGATGGAAATGCTGATAAGGCCGTTGGTACGGTTGTCCTGTTTAGTTCTAGTCAAACTGGCAGAGTTTTAAAATCAAACGTATATCCTTTTTATCATTATTCTAATAGCTGGATTAACGTCCATGATAATGATTCGTGGCAAATTATTGATTCAAAGAAAAAGACTTGGCCGCCCGATAGAGTAATATAATGAAAAAAATTCTTCAATCTATTATCAACGAGCTTTTTAATTGTAAAAAAGATTGGGGAGCCTTGTTTGTTGAACGGCGAATGGATTTTCACCGGCAGTACGGAAAGAAGCTAATTACTTCTACTTGGCATGGCGCGGATTTCTTTAGTAATGTCTTATTTTGTTTAGAAAACAATCTTCCTTGTATTGAGGATGAACCTAACGGAGAATATAAGGATAACTTTAAAAAACTAATAACTTATTTAAGAATCTCTTATTAAAAAAAAGATTTGACTTATTTATTCGGTTCATTATATTTAACTCATGCTTTTTCATAAAGAAATTGGTTTACCTAAGATTGCGGAAACACTTTATGGCCGCAAGTTTTGTCTTACCTACTCGCGCCATGCTCAATTACAGGCAGTTGAGGATAGATATGGCGTTATTGATAAGCCGCCGTTTAATCTTGAAGTCACTAAGGATAATCTAATTGAATTAGAAACAGATAAATCTAATTCGATTACTAAGGTAGTTGTCCGGTTGCCTTATGATAAGACTAGGGATGTTGTGGTAGCATTCATCCCGGATTATGACTTGGCACTCGTAAAAACGATTTGGGCAAATTTGAACAGCGATAAACACTTTACTTTGAGGAAAGAATTGTACGATAAACCTTAATATGATTCGGATATATAAAATGCACGGACAGGTAACAACTGTTAATCTAATTAAAGGTTTTAATAATTTAATTATTGATTGTGGGGGATATTGGCTTAGACATGATAAAACAAATAATCTTTTCCGAGAGGGGATGTATGATTCGGCAGGGTATTTTACGAGTTTAAACTGGATAACTAGACAACAATTCGTTTATAGAGCAAAACACTGTCTCAAACATTTAAAGAGAATATACGATAGACCTTAATCTATTTAATATTATGCTTATTCTTTTCTTTATTCTCGGTTACTTGTTTGGATTTTACAATGGATTTGTTTTATTCTGGTTAGTAATTCTGGCCTGCTTATTTGAGGATTAAATGAAACTATTTACTACAGAAATTAAAGTTAAGGCATATCATTTTAAAGGCATGGAATACGAATGTCCGTATCGAATTCAGTATTTAGTTAAGATATTTAAATTTATTGGTATTCCTTTCTTTTATTTAACTTTAGATTCTGAATTTGTTCCTAATCATGTATGGATTGGAATTGGGGCGTTAGGCTTTGATTCTTCTAATTGGAAAAGTAAGTTTAAGGAATATATTAAATAATTTAATGTCTTACACTTTCAACAATGAAGTTTGGCCTGATACTGGCCGCGTAATTCCGGCTAATGTTCAATTAGAAATAAGATATGTTCACGATAAATGGCGTGATTTATGCTGGTATGATGCGAAAAGAGATTGTTTTGTTTATATTTCAACTTTACCAAAAATATAATAAATAGCCTGTCGAGTAGAGCCTAAACTATATGAAAAAACCTATTAATAAAGAATCTAAATTAGAAATTGGCATAATCTATTTTATTTATATTTGTGTTGTTATTTTTAATTTTCTTTTTTGGACATTAGTTTTTGGACTCTGTTTACCAATTCGTTTGATGTCTTATCTTTACCATTTAGTTTTTACAAAACCGCTTTGCGTTACTACCTATTATCCTCAAGGTGGACATAAATATTTTGCTAATAAATATCATTCAATGATTTGGCGTAATTTTTTAGAAAGTTATTGCGATTGTTTAAAAATTTCTTGACAATCAAAACTATTTTGTTATTCTATCAATATGAAAGAAATTCCTGATGCTGAATTATCCAAAAAACAAAGCTTGGATAACCTTGAAAAACTTAATCTTTTAAATCAAGAAAAAGAGGAAGAACGTATTTGTGGTTTAATTCAATCAGCAATTTCACAGGGCCAAAGGTCATTTGGAATAGAAGGTGAGATTTCACCTAAAACCAAAAAGATTCTTGATAGCAAGGGTTATAAATACTCATTCTCTTGCGGCGAAACTAATATTGGTTGGTAAATTTTTCTTGACAAATCACTATTAATTCATTAATTTAAACTTATGAATAAAACAGTATTTTACCATAGGTCGCATACTTGGAAGTCAAATACGAAAGTTCTCTATAAAGGCGTAGGAGAAAATATTTGCTTTTTTGGCGTTGATAGCAAAAGATGGATAGAATCATTTGGCAATAAAAATATTTTTAATAAACCTAATTATACTAAAATTTCAAAATTAAAAGCTAAATTAATGTTTCCAGAGGCTTTTATTAATTAAATTTATATGAAAGTGCAAGATTTAAAAAATCCTAACGGATTAGTTCTAGAGGTTGAGATTCAAACGCATATTGGCGTTAAGCCTAGAGCCTTTGTCGGGGTTGTGGTAAATAATGATTTTATTATTCTAAATAAGAATAATGTTTCTGGCGAGAAAATGTTTGTTAATTCGGTATATGTTAGCTCGGCAGAAGTTAAACAGGTTTATTCTTCGTTATTTGAATTTTATAAGAGGGTTTAAATTTATATGAAAAAACAAAGATGGATTACTAATGATGGTTATTCTGCTGGCATTGGTGATACTGTTTATAGCTGGCTGGATGCTAGACCGGCAACAATTTACTCGCATAAACCCGATGAAGATGGTGATAGTGTTTTCGTAAATAAAAATATTAATAATGGACAAAATCATATTTATGTTCGTAATTATTACTATTTAGAATCAAATGCTCGCCTTGCTGGTATTTTGTATTTAAAAGAACATTGTAAGAGTCTAGAAAAACAAATAAAAAGACATAAAAAAACAATTAAATTTATTAGTCAAAAAAGATTACAGGCTTTAAAGAAAGAATCTTGACATTAATAATTTATATGAAAATAGGCGAAAAAGTTGTTTGTGTTGATGATAATCCCTGCCTAGTTTGTTCCGCGCCTTTAGGTTTAATTAAGAATAATGTATATGTTATTCGCGGCCTTAGAATGACTACTACTAAAGGTAGTTTAATTCTTGATTTAATTGGAATGAATCCTAATTGTCATACAGATGGGCAAGGATATTCGGCCAAGCGTTTTCGTTCACTAGACGAACTTAAAAAGCAATCTTTTATTAATCAGGAAAACAAACAATACAAATAATATTGACAAATTATTTATCACCTATTATATTAAACCTATGAATATTACAGTAATTTTATCAATTTATCTTGTTGTCGGCCTGTTTGTCGGCATGGTTTCTCTTAACCTGATACTGAATGACGGACTTCTTAAAACAGGTTATTTTAAAAAATGCGGAAAACTTAAAAGGTGGGTCGCCGTTATTTGTGTTTTTCTAATTATTTCTATTAGCTGGCCTTGGTGGTTGGCAATGTATGTGGCTAGGTTTATTTAATTATGTATAAAGTATTTTACATTGTAGGTATTATTTCGTTAATTACTTTTGCTGGAATTTTAGGAGCGGCTTTCGTTATTGCTTTAATTAAAATTTTAAGTTGATTTTTATTATTTATGAATAAAGAAATTCCTATTCCGTCTGGCTGGCGAAAACTCCGTAAAGGTACATTCATTAAAAATGGTGATAAATGCCGCCAATTTGCACCCGATTGGCTTATAACACTTAACGGCAATCGAAATAAGCGAGTTGGTTACAATAGCTTAACTTATATAAGAAAGATTGGTAGTTAGTTATGGTTTGTTTTTATTTAATTTTTATATCTTTAGTTATTGGCGGCGGAATAATTTTAGATTTAATTATTGGTGTTGATTGTGGCAAAGACCCTATCCAATCGGCAGAGGATGATTTTAACGAAGAATTGAACCATTTAGAAGAATATTTATGAATAAATGCGGTCATGCAATCATAAATGATAACCTATTTTATTTTTTATCATTAAAACAGATTGGAGAAATTTTTAAAACTGATTTTTTTAAAGACAGGGAATTGGTTTATTGTGTTAAATGTAACAAGAAATACTATCAAAAGAAAAAGATATGAAAAAATTTAAATACTTTACTTACGGTAATTCTTTTGGGGCATATAATGGATTGTGGAAGTCAAACGGAAATATCGTTGAATTCTTTTGTATCAATAGATGGTTCAAATCGTATTTTTATACAGTTAATAATATTAACGAATTACATCCTATTAAACGTGACGAGGCTAGGAAAATTGAATCTAAAGCATTTAATAATGCTTATTAATACTATTGACTTCCGATAATTATCTATTATATTAGAAATTACTAGAGAGTTACTAAAACCTAAACATTAAAATAATATGATTTTAATAATTTATATTCTAATTTTTCTTCTTTTGTTGTCTTGGACGGCTGGTTTGGCGTATTGTGATACTTGTAAGGTAAATGATGAATTTTGTGGAATAATGTTTGTTGTTACGTTTTTAGGATGGATAGGCTGGCTAACGTGGACACTTGTTATTATTTCAAATGGAATAGATAAATAAATAAATAAATAAATAAATAAATAAATAAATATGAAAAAACTAATTATCCGGGTCCTATTTACTTCACCCTTGGTTTTATTTGTTAACCGTTATACTAAATGGAATCTTTTTTGCTGGCAGGAATGGGCGTTTATCGTTCTGGCGGCGGTAATGATTATTGCCTACTGTGAAACCGAAAATAATTAATTAATAAATAATATGATTCTCGACATTCTTTTTCTGTGGTCTTGGTGGTTGGCGGGCCAATTATCTTGGTTTTTTCTTGTTAAAAATAGGTATATTGACGGTTTTGATATTCTGATGTTGCCAGTTTTAATTTTTCTTGGTTATATTTCCGCTGCTATATACTTTATTGGCTTGTTTTGTTTCTGGCTTGCGGACAATATAGAAAATTGAATTTAATTAATTATGATTATTTTTTGTTTAATTTTTTGTCTCTGGTGGTTTCTAGGACAATTTGCTTGGTATTTGGCGGCTCGCAAGATACTAGAAGATTCTCAATTGTTTTTTATTGATTTGGTTTTACTGCCAATTTGCATTATTGGCGGGCCTGTATCTTTTGTTACAGTTATTTCTGTTATCGGTCTTTACGGAGATATTATTAAGTATTTGGATGAAATGGCCGGAAAAATTGAAAATTAATTATGTTTAAATATTTTAAACACGTCCGGGCGAATAGAGTTTATCGTCAGTCTGGCGACAAAATTGAATTTTATTCAAAATTTTATGACGGAGAATATCGGCCCAGTGAATGGTATAAATCAACTTTTTTAAAAATAGATTCTAATGAATTTGTTTCTATTTCTTATAAAGAAGCTAGAGAAACTATTAGAAAGAATTATTCGCGCCTTATTTAAATGAAAAGAATTAATTATAAATATTATCAAGACGTTGCGTTTTCTAAGATTTACCGAGAAGCTAAAAACCCCGATACTTGCGAATATTTTAGCAAAAATAATGCTAAATGGAAAGATTCTTGCTTAAATTATATACAAAGCCCTAGCGATTTAAATCAATGGCGCAAGCTTACTGTCAGAGAGGCTCACAAACTAATTAGAGAAATTAAAGAGGAAAGCTGGAAAGAAGGATGGATAAAATATTTAAAATAATATTAATTAAATGTATTTAACTGACATTTTATATCCTTTCGCCTCGGTAGCGGCAGGCGTTCCTAATAACTGGCCTGATGATTGCGTTCTACGCTTTGATTTGCGTCCAGATGGCGATTATGACTTATCCTACTACGGAATTAACGAGGTTAAATCTGGCATTACAATTAAACAGTGGCGAGCATTACTAAAGACTTTTAATCAGATTTAATTATTAAATATTTACTATTAATTAAATGTATAAATATTACAAAAACGTAACAAGAAAAACTATTTACAGGTATTCTAATTTGGATGGTTTTGAGTTTTTTCTTGTAGTTTCTGGCGTCAATTGGTTTTGGGTCGAATCTACTTTATCTAAAGTAAATCCTGATTTTGTTCGTATATCTTACAAAGAGGCTAATAAATTAACCGGAAATAAAGCTAATGAAATATCTCTTTCTAATAGGGTTTTAAAAGCCGAAGGCCACTTAAATAAATTAATAACAAATAGAAACTAAATGATATGGCTGTATTAACACCAAAACAGCAAGCGAAAGAATTTTTACGTCTATATAGGCTTCATAACATAACAGCGCAAGTTTCTGACGAGAACAAACTTGCCGTTATATTTACTAAATTAGACAAAGCAGATATTAACAAAAAATCTAAACTAAATAAAATTATTAAAAAATGCACGGAAGAAATTATTTATTTCCAACAAGAATATAAAGGATGGAATTTTGAGGATATAGAGGCAATATTAAAGAAGCATTTTAGTAATAAATAGGCTTTAAATAAATTAAAAACAAATGGAAACTAAATCTCAATCGTTTTTAATCAATAGTCAAGAACGACTTACTAACAAGTTAAAAACAAAAATTTCTAAAACATTTTACTATAAATGTTCAAGATGCAAGATAGATTCTTTAGGAGATTCAATGTGTCCATGTCCTAGAGGCGGTTGCGAAGCTAAATTAGCTGGAAAAATAGTAACCAAAACTACTACTACGTTTATTAAAATAAAAAATTTTATATATAAATAGCCTATAAATAGCCTCTAAATAATTTCTGAATTAAAAGTCTAAGATTGAGAATTGAACTTATTATTAATTATTAATAATTTAATAAATAGACAATAATTCATCTTAATTTACCCTACCTAACATTTGATTGTATATACATAACATCATATAACCATTGATAACAAAGGATAAGAATAAATAATAATAATTTAATTAAATAATAAATAAAAAAAACCTTGGTGCTTGAATCTTATATCTCCTAAATACATTTTTAAACATTTTTAATTTTTCTTCATTATTTCCTTTATTTTATTGACTTTTCTAACGATTCTATTATATTTTCTATATGTCTAAACGTAAAAATAATGATAATGATGATTCTGATATAGATGCTTTTTGGTTTCTTTGTGGTATGGGTATCTATGGTTTCTTGGTTTTGGCCGGTCTAGCGTTGCTTGCTTTTGCATTAAATTAAAAAACCTATTTATTATCTATTTAATAAAACCTAATGAAATCAATAGGATTATGAATCAGAGGTCATTTTTACATAGGCCAAAATGAAAATTTTCCAAACTTTTAATTCAGAAATCGTTTATTCTAAATAACTAATTTAAGTAATTTAATATCAACAACTTATGTATTCTTTATATGATTTTGTTCGTGTTGATGGCTGGTTTACTGGTTATATCAGCCAAGTGGCAAGTGATGGCTATTATATTACTAATTCAATTGGTTTTACAATTTTAGCTAAAGCAAATCAATTAAGATTTCTTTGTTAATATATTATGGTTATACTTCTAATTCTATCTATTATTATTCTAATTGTGCTGGCAATAGATTAATATTGACTTTTGTTTAATATCTATTAATATAAATTATATGAACGCAGAAAATGTCGGGGCTTATTTATTGATTGGATTTATTATTGGGCTGGCGGCGGCTGGTCTGATTTCGGCATCTATTAATAATCATGTAGCGGTAGAGCATAATGCCGCGCATTACGACAACAAGACCGGAGCATTTACTTGGAATGATGAGACAAATAGTATTAATAAATAAATACTAATTAATTTATGCCCGCGCCTAAAGTACCAGATGGTTATAGACTTTTAAGTAAAGATGAATTAAAAACCTATAAATTTAAAGTAGGTGATAAGGTAACTGATGACCCGGTTTATGGCTGGACAACCGTAAATTCTTGGCGCGGTAATACTATTGAAAGTATTTATAATAACAAAGGAATTGAAATCCTTTACTGTGCGGTCAAAGGAAAAGAAAAGCCGCGATTTAAAACTAAACATAAATATCCTTATGGGTATTAATTTAATTATTAAATATTTAATAAATAGCCAAATATGCCATTTGAAAGACCATTAGGATATATTGAATTAAAGAAAGAGGATTTAATTAATAATGGTTATATTGTAGATGGTAGTGATATTATCTATACTAGCTGCTGCGGACAATTAAATCCAGAGGCCTATAAAGGAACCCCTTATAAAAACGTATTAGAAGAATGTGATTGTAATATTACTAATATAGCTATTATTCCTCATTATCATAAGGAAATAAAAGGAGTTCCGGCCCCGCCTAATGGATATGAACTAATTAATTTTGCGCCCGATTACAAACTACAGGATGGCGATTGTGTTTATACTGACCACTGGTTTACTATTAACGCGTGGGTCGGTAAGGTAATAAAAGATTTAAATAAATTTAAACAAAGAGTTAAGGCCGTTGCTCAAAGGCCCGCGCCAAAGATTAGATTTACTACGGACAAGGAATATCCTTTTGGTTATTAATTTAATTAATAAAAAGAAATACCAAATAATTCTTAAATTTATTTGACAAGTAAGATAAATCCGTTATTCTATAGATGTTAAGAGCAACTGGCCGCAGCCAGTAACAAATCGGTAAACATGAACAACTAAACTATTATGAACCCTATTCGAGCAGGCCCGCAATAAATCTAAATTATTAAATAATGAACATTACTAGCTAATAAAATTATATCTATAAAATAGATATAAAATAAAAAATAAAGATAGATAGATAGGCCGTCAGATATATCCGAATGGAGTCTGGCGGCTTATCGCTTTTTATAGATAGAAATAAAATAAAGAAATAGTAAATAAATAATTGACAAATAATTCTTTCATATTATTATAAATCAAATGAGAACTAAATATTTTCTGTTACATGATAATCAATGCGTTTGGCGTTGGAAGAATGCCTATATGACTTTTGTGGATTTGCGTAGTTTTGGCTCGGTTCGTCGTGATAGCATGGATGATGTTGAAAGTCTTAAAAAGACTTTTAAAGTTAAACAGATTAGTTACAAGGCCGCAAGAAAAATAAATAAATTATTTGTTAATTAAATACTCAATAAATCCTATTGACAAAATAAATATTTTCGTTATTCTATTGATATGAGATATACATATTTTAAGCGGACGGGAACATTTGCCACAAATAATATCTATCGCCTAAAGTTTGGCAGGCTGGAAGTTTTTATGAGGGGCGAAAATAAGTGGGATGAATCTGCTTTTAGTTTAAAGGATTTAGAGAGGCTTTCCTCGCCTAATAATTCGTGCCTTAATACTCGTTTCCACAAAATTACCCGCGACCAAGCGCGTAAGGAATGCAAGGAAGGTTTTATTAAATAATAATAATAATAATTAAATAAAAAAAATATGAAAAAACATCGTTACTTTATTAATGAGTCTCTTGGACAGGCAATTCTTTTCGTTGGCCATAAAGGTTACTGGCGAAATGGAAATAAAAGCTTGCCAATGAAAACTTATTTGTCAGTGTTTACTTTGAAATATTTTATTGATACTTCTACTTTTAATAAAGAAGTAAATAAAAAAACTTTCTATGATTTTGTCCGCAAAACAAAGACTGGAATTAAATATTAATTAATAAATAAAAAAAATATGATTCTTTTAATTTTAGCTTTTACTATTTTGGTTTTGTTTGTAGGTTTTATTTTATCTTTAGTAATTCATGCTGCCATTAATGGTAACGAAGATGCTTTTACGGCATTGGTTGTTTTTTGTGCTATAGTAGCTATGTTCCTTGTTGCTTGGTCAATTGGATATATTGCTCATTACTTTAATCATTAATAAATATTATGAATGAATACTATTTTGAAGTATTTTTTAAAGCTCCGGCCAGTTCTAATCCTGCCGAATTTTTAACTAGCGATATTATTAAACATACCAATCCCTATGAGGCATTGGAGCAGGCTAAACGAATGTATAAAGGAGATGGCCGTTATGTCTGTAACTTTAGGAAAGTAAATTAATTAATAAAAAATAATAAAAGATTTAGTTGACATTTAGTTTTGGATGTATTAGTATATTGATGTTGGTGATAATTACGAATTGAGATGGAATGACTCGTAAGATTTATTCCGTAGTTCTAATAGATAGGATAATTAGCACTAACTAAATTTTACATATCTGATGATGGCCGGAAGGCCGAAATAGATTTAAATAATCTATAATATGTTTAGCTAGGGTTTATAGATAAGGAAAGGCTGGTCTAATCAACCAAGCTGGCGACAAATCGAAGGAGCAAATCGCCCGCCTGCTCGCAAAGCAGGAAACCGTTTGAAATAGAACGGCCCGAACTAAACAATTTAATTTTAAATAGTTCTTTTAATTCTGTTGCTGGTTATTTGTTTAGCGAGATAGATGGTTGCGTTAGTGTATGCCTCTTATCGCTGTCTATCGAGTAGTGTAAAATAAAAAATTACATACTCGCAAACGAAAAATGCGCCAGCATTTTATAACCGACAACAGAATTAAGATAACTAGATTTCTTCTTAAATATTTAGTTGACATTTCTTTTAGCATTAATTACTATCTGACTATGTTAAATAAATTTTATACGATACTTTCTCAAAAACTTGAAGACGAAATTCTTTATATTCAGGAAACTTTTTTAGAGTCGGCAGAAAATGGAGAAACACTTTCTCGTGGAGAAGCTATTAGGAGAATTGCAGAAGACTCCGATGAACCAAATCATTACGCATCTAATTTCCGAACAGAATTAAATAAATTACTTATTTCTTTAGGTTGTTACAAATTAATGAGCCAAAAAGATTTGGATAATACCTATGTTTCTCGCGGCTATAAATATGATTTGAAATATAAAGGAAATAAATATAAATTTGAAAGCTGGGAACCTTTAATGAAATTGTAAAAAAAATGAAAAATCCATATACATTCGGCAGCGAGTCATATTATAAATATGATTTAGAAAGATTTAAAAAAAGTATAAATAAATTAGATTGCGTTCCATATCTCGTAGCGATTGGAATGTTTATTCCTATTATTTTTGCTTATTTTAATCATGTTAAATAAGCTTTTAATCATAGGCTCGCCGCCACCATTGGCAGGATTATCAATGATGGAAATAGTGTCGCGCGAAATCAAAATAGAATTAGTTATTAATAATAATAAACCCATCTTAAATAATAATACTTTAAATTCATTTGTTTTAAAAAAGGAGCCGCATATTCCTAGTTGTTTTGTTAGTCGAGACAATCATTATCGTAAGCCAAGAAAAGCTAAATGGTAATAAATAATAAAAATAATAATTGACAAATAAATATTAACCATTATCTTATCTTTGGTGACGGTTAGGGCCGCAAGTGTGCGACTCGTTTGCAAAAGCAAGACCGCCACCGCCAATTTAAAAAACTAATTATGAAAATAACTATTCGTTTCGATTCCAACGGTTTGGCTCGCGTTCGCTGGACGGCGCGAAAGAAAAACTAAATAAATTTACGAGCGCGTGGCGGAATGTAAAGACGCTACATGGTGAAATGGAACAAAGTATGATAGTGATGAGAGGGACTAACTCTAAAATGTCCATACTCCACACCAGCTAGTCTAACTATCGGAATAGTATGCAGGTTCAAATCCTGTCGCGCTCAACCTTTAAATAAAATAATAAATAATAAACAAAATGAAAAAATACCAAGTATTCATTACTCTTCATGGAAAAGAATTTACGAGCGTAATAATGGAAGAGGGTAACGAAATTTTAGACGCCGTTACTCATAGAAATAAATACTCGGCGGTTCATGTTGATTTAATTGATGGTAGCATCTTATGTTTAAATTCAAACAATTTACAGGATGCTATTGTTGTAGCGAAAGAAATTAAATAATTTTAAACGGGGTCGAAGCTTTAACAGTGAAGCCCGCGACTTTTAATCGTGCAAAGACGGAGCATTACCGTCCGGCCCTACCATTTTAATCTAAATAAATCAAAATATGAGTGGCGACAGAATTTGTTTATTGACCGCTCACTACCGGAAAATACGAGTTGACTGGCGTACTAGCAAATCCCCAATGGCCCGCGAATTACAGGGTCTAATGAGTGAAACAATCATTATTAATCCAGAAGATAATCTAATTGGAAAAACAATTCCACTTTCAGAAACACAATTAATTAGATTTGAAGAAACTATTAAAGCAGAACAAAAGTATTATAATTAATTTAAAAGAGTTAAATAATTATTCACTATTTCTTTGACAGAATAAAATTAAACCATTAATATTTTTTTAATGAAAACATATTTCTTATTTCTTTGGAAAGACATTCAAATCACTTATTGGAAATGGTGCAACTTGCGGCTTGAATCAAAGATTGCAATGATTAAAATTAAAGCAATCGAAAAACATAATCAATTAGAAAACTTCAGAAAAGAAATGGTCAGTAAATTTATTGATTAATTTATGGCCCAATTTACCAACATTACTCTAAACGAATTTAGAGAATTCCTACGCTCTGAAAAGGGCTGGCGGGAGGAATTGGTTGGTAATGAAGTGGTGTTCTGTTATCGGTTGATTAGTTATCAATTTATTCAAATTAAAGTTTATTCGTCGGTAAGATTAAATGAATTAAATATTAGAGGATGCGGCCAAGACTCTATAAAAGTTGCTGCCGTAAATACTAACACTCATCAAGGTTGGATAAAATCCGCCCACGTTTTAAGAGTAGAGGGATGGAAAAATAATCTACGCAAAAGAATTGAATTAGTGATAAAACAGAGTAAAGCTAGATTACATTAATCCATCTAGTTTTAAAACTTGATACCAGCCCAAACCTAATTCTCGCGTCCATTGAGTAACAGTTTTCTTTATTCCTTTATAAGTAATAAAATGGCTATTTCTTTTATTATTATTTTGTATTTCCGGCGTTGACCATCTACAATTTGACGGTTCATAATTTCCGTTTGTATCAATTCTATCTAAAGTACAATCATCTGGACACTTTCCCATATCTTCAAAAAAGTTACTAAACGAATTAATCCATCTATCACAAACTTTAATACCGCGCCCACCATAATTAGAATAAGAAGCATTATTAATTCTGTTACACCTATCAATTGCGGCTCTCCATGATTCAAATTCTTTACTAATTATTCCGCCAACAGTATGACCATGTTTAAAATGAATTTGTTTATTATAACATCCACATGATTTTACCTTTTCTTTTTTTAAACTAGATAAATCAATATTTTTTATATTTCCACAATCGCATTGACAAACCCAGTATGCTCTATTATAACCTTTGCTATCTTTAATATTAATTCGTTTAATAGCTATTAATTTACCAAATCTTTTATTGCTTATATCTTCAAATGTATATTTATTCATAATTAACTTTACACTAAACTCATTTGAGTTTGCAATTTATTATAGTTAATTTAAAAGTTTTTTAAATAGAAATAAATAATTATTGACTATTTGATTTTATCCGTTATTCTTTTGTTATGATTGACTACGTTCAACAGAGAAAAGATTTTGACGCGCAAGTTTCCGATGATTCTAAAGCGATTGGTTACGCTATCAATCCCGGGCCTGTAGAAACTAAAACAAAAATTTTTAAATGGAAATACGATGAATTCGTCCGGTGTCGTTTGGTATTGTGTCGCGTGCTAGACTCTGCAATGTGGCTGCGTTATCCAAAGGAATTAATTGTTTTAACTAACGGAGAAATACTTTAATTTAATTTTAAAATAATTAGTTGACATTTCTTTTCCATCTATTATTCTACCTACATGAAAACGACAATTCAACCGACTAAATCCATGTGGGGCACCTGCCACTTTCCATCACAGAATGCGGCGTTGCGGTATTACCAAAGCAATATTTCGCCTGAATACACAGGCGCGGACATTCTAGCCAAGATTGCGAACAAGGAAATTGTCATTGGCCGCCCGGCCGTTAAGTTAAATCAAACAGTTTTCTTGCATGAATCAGAGGAGCGGTATTATATTATTCAAAAATAATTAATTTAATCTTTAACAATATGGAAAAATTTTTTCTAATTACTAATGTTTCCGGTCAAAAATATTGGAGTAAGCTAGTTACTGAATGCAACTGTCCTAGCCTTGGAGTATATGCTCGCGCAATCAAATTAACTGGCGGCCCTATCTATGTTAATCGGCGTGGCGGTTGGTTTCCTATGAATGCCGCAAAGACTATCCATGAAACCGTCGAAGCTGAAAATTTTCCGGTAGAATAAATTAAATAAAAATAAATGTTTTATACTCAATTCATCACCCTTGAAAAAGGTAATAAAGTTTTTTATAAAACAGATAGCGGTTTCTGGGCACTATCCTTTGTTAAATCAAATAAAATTATTAATCGGAAGCATATCATTACTGTTAAAAATTTAGACGGCGAAGAAATAAAAATAAATAACTTTAATGATTTAAGATTTAATTTGCTTTAATTAGTTGACATTTCTTTTTAAACCTTTATACTTTATTTATGCATGAAATACATTTTGAAATTCGTGAAATCAAATCTAATTGCCAGCCAATCGTTTCTCGCGGCACACTTGAAGAGCCCTTCCATATTGGCATGATAAATGCCTTTAAAACTTTATATCCAGAACCGAAATTTTCTCATTCCTATTGGCGCGAAGAAATAACTCCTAAATTTATTAAGTTTTAATGAAATTGAAATATCTATTCCTGTTTAGTTTTCTTTCTTTGCCTGTTCATGCGGCCATTTCAGATTCTAAGGCCGTCAATACAATTCTAGGCGAGGCTGCGGGCGAGTCGTATCAAGGCAAATTAGCCATTGCTTGCGTTATCCGCAATCGCGGCTCAATACAAGGTTTTTATGGTGCAAATAGGCCCCAAGTTTGGTATGATAAACAAGGCAAAAAAGCTTTGGCCGACTGTCAAAAAGCTTGGAGCGAAAGCGCAACCAATGACATAACGCACGGCTGCAATCTTGAAGGCGGCAAGATTGATGATAATTATTTTCTAATTAAACTTAAATTAAAACCAGTAATGACAATTGGCAATCAGAGATTCTACAAATCTAAATAATATTATGCCCGCCCATCTTCAATTCAATCTTAACGCTCAATGCTGTTTTAAAGATTTACTACGGCTAGACTTAAATAAATTTGTTTTTCATTTGCAGGGTCTAAAGCGCGCTTTTCGACAATCTATGCGCGAAACATTTAGGCAGTTGAATTAAATAGAAATAAATAATTAGTTGACATTTCTTTTTAAAATCATTACTATTTAAAAATGAAAAATTCTTTCAGCCGTGAACAGCTAACGCCAAAAGAGCGAACCGCGATACTTGCAAAGGATAAAAACCATTTGTGGGGCAAGAATGGCTTTTGTGTCAACTGTCACAATGTCCATCAAACCGACTTTCGCAAGAATGATTTGTGCCCTATTTTGATGAAATAATTAGTTGACATTTCTTTTTATTAACATTAATCTATTTGTGTTGATAGAAACAAATTAACTAAAAAATTATGCAAGCAATCATCACAAAATACTTACCCGTTACCGCAACCAAGCCCGCGCGGATTAAGGCTAGTTGCTCCCGTGGCTCGCTAACCATTTCCGTTTATTCCGGCAAGATGATTCAAGAGGTTTCTGGACACGATGAGCTAAACCATATTTGCGCGGCTGGCGAATTGATTAAAAAATTCGTCAAAGAGGATGGCAATGATTCATGGGCGCGGCCTTTCAAAACCGGACAACTGCCGAACATGGATTATGTTCATGTTTTTATTAAGTAAATTAAAAAATATTTAATAATTAGTTGACATTTAATTTTCAACCATTAACTTTTAAATATGAAAGTTATTTTAATTCCTAAAGGTTATCGCAAGCTTAAACGTGGTACGGTTAAACAGGCTGGCGATTTAGTTTGGATTTCGAGCCGTAACGAGTTTATTCCAACTGGCTTTATCGGCCAAAAGGTTTTTGGTGCAACTGTAATTCGTTTAAAATAGTTTGATATTTAGTTGACATTTAATTTTCAATCATTATCCTAAAAATATGTTAAATATTCCTAACGATACAAATAAAGTCATTAGCTATGTTTACGCTAGTGAATCAAGGGCCGGAAAAGGCAATAAACAGTTAATTGTTGTTACTGATATTGTTTTGCGTCACACGTTTTTCTCAGTCACTCATAATAACAAGGCTAATAATTACGGAAACATTGAGTTTGCCGTGCAAGCTTTTAATTCAATTAAACTTTAAATTTTAAATAATTAGTTGACATTTCTTTTTTATCCATTATCTTAAACGTATGAATGAATTCAACAGTATTTCGGCGGAAAGCGATTTGAAAGATTTGATTGTGATTTTACCGGAGGAAATGGAGTAAATGTTTTTTGGTTTCTGGTATGATTAGTTAGCGCGAAGCGGCGGGGTTTAAAAACCCTCTATGCGCTTAATTCAGAGTTGTTGTGAGCCTAAAGCCTCTGGAATTAATCACGCCAGAACCCAGAGAATAATAAATAAAAATAATTTGCTTGTCAGTTGCGATGCGGGCTTTGAAGTAAGCCCTTAAATCAACCGAAATAACGGTTGGCGTAATCTGATAAAGACGGCAAGCAATTCAACTTCGGATTGAATAAGTGAGAGCCAAAGTACGCGCAGGGCGCGGAAAAGCCGGGTCCTTATTCTTTCTTAATTTAAATAAAAAAATCTTATGCAAGTTGTCAAAACATATTTCAGATTAGTTTTAAAAGACGGTCAAAATAGATTAGATTCTGTCTGTTTTGAACAGCATCACTGTGCGGAGGCTAGGGGCCTTGGTCTAAATTGCGATTTTAACGAGCATTACGGCATTACTAGGAGCGCGGCCCTTGAATTGATAAACCGTTGGAACACCGGAGAGACTAATTTTAAGTATTGGATAATTTAATCAAAACTAATCAAAATCCTCTTAAATCCTTCTAAATAATTTAAAACCGTCCAAAATAATCCTAAATAATTAAAAAAACTTATTAATTATCCTTGCCAAATAATCATTAAATCATTAAATTCTACAATGAAATTCAACCATTAAAATAAAAACTTATGATTTTTATAGTTGTCATAATTGCCTCGCTCCTTGTGATGTCTCTTTTACAATAAACAAATTTAAATAAACTTAAATAAAAATATTTTAAATAATTAATTGACATTTCTTTTTCGTGCCATTATGATTTGGGCATGGATAAAACATTAATTGTCTGGCTTGGTGGAGTACGGTTTGAAACCAAAAAGGATTTGAATCAAATAACTTTCAATTGCGCCTTTCATGGCCTGACAAAGATAGGCCCCGCGCAAAAGGTTACGCTGGATAAGATGAAAAACATTCGTTGCGCCTCATGCGGCCAACATCCCCACGAAACCAATCGCGCCGAAATTCGAGACCAGCTTTAAACTAACTAAAAATATTTTTTTTATTTTCTTGCCATTTGATTTAATTAGCATTATTCTATTTGTGACGGTTAAACCAAAACTAAACAAAAAGAAAAAATTATGCCAAAAGAAATCAAAGTAAATCCTGATACATTTCGCCGCTTCATGCGCGCCCGCGCCGGTGCAAGTGCGGCCAATCGCCGGGCCGAACAGTTGAAAGCCCAGCTTGGTCTGCCAGATGCCAGCAAAAAGACTGCGGGCGAGTATGTTTTGACCGATGGAAACAACAATGCTGTGGGCAAGCTTACTATCTCGCCCCGCGATGGTTTCACGGTTAAGCCCGGATGGACAGGCCGCATAAGCTAACCAATCCGCGAAACTCACAAGCCGGCCTTCGGGCTGGCCTTTTTTTTGCTCTAGCACGAAAAAAATATTTTGATTTTTTTATTGCTATTTAATTTTAAATCCATTATTCTGTTTTCATTCGGGATGAACCCCTAAAGGTAGTTCCGCCACCACTTATAGGTTATCGTTAACGTAGCATCACCCGTGCCAAAATCGAACGAAACAAAATTTATTTAAAAATATTTTAAAACCTTAAAACTGGCATGAAAATTGATTTAAGCAGATACAATGCCAAACAATAATTTATTTAAAAAAATTAAAAATTTTAATTAATTGGCATTAAAAATGATTTTGTATATATTTGAGACATTAAAGAATTTAAAACTATTTAAAGATATATTGAAAAAACATTTGACCTTAAAAGTAATTAGCATTAATCTTTTGGCAATGGCATTACCGCCAGACAACGAAACCAATAAACAAACAAAACAAATGAAACAAAATAAAATGAAAATGCCGAAAGGCACAACGCACGTTATTATTTATGACGGCGAAAAGGCGGGGCGCATGACGGTTGCGGCCTTTGACAAGCTGAATGAATCGCAAATTGAGGCGATGGGGCAGCGGGTCGAATTCGTTAAGATTGCTAAAAAAGCGGGTGCAAAGCCGCAAGTCATTGGCGAATCTGTTGTTACGGCGGCGGGCGCGGTCGAAGCGGCTGTTAATGTCGTTTGCGACGATAGCCAGCGGGCCGCTGGTATTCCGGTTGCCGTGGACAATGCGCCCGCGCAAATTGCGGACGAATTGACCGCCAGTTGGGCAACTTGGAATTGCAAGGATGTTGCGCCTATTCAATTGCGGGACCCGGCACGGTCTATTCTGGCCCGCTTTGAATACGTCCCTGAATCATTGCTGGCTGGCAACGTCAAAACAGCCTATTCAATTTTGCGCTGTTCTGACAACGGGAAGCTTGTCGGTAAACCGTTTGCGGGCTCGTATGGCCTGCTAGACAATAACAGTTTTATGGGCATCATTGAAACTATCGGGGCCGTAATTGAAAAACTTGGCATGAAATACGAAATTGCGACGACGGGCACCCTGATGGACAGGGAGCGCAACTTTGTTTCCCTCAAGCTTGTCGGGCATGACAAATTCAATGTTGACGGGCGCGAAATTCAGACATTCTTAAATTGCCTGAATTCCATCCCGTCGAATAGCGGTTGCACGGTTACGTTTGCGAATAATACGTTTACCGTATGCTGTCGGAATACCTTTGCCCACGCCTTGCAATGCGGCGACGGGACGAAGTTTCACGCAGCCATTAAGCACACGTCTGGGATGAAAGCCGCGCTTGCGGATGTCCCCGTTTTGGTTGAGGCGTATATCACCGGCAACAATAAGCTTTTTGCCACGCTCAAAGCTTTTGCTGAATTTCCGGTCTCTTTGGCTGACGCAGAGGGTTATTTCGCGGCCTTTATCGGCCGGGACTTGAAAGGCAATTTGACCGACAAAACGGAATTGAAAACGCGGTCTGCCAACATCATTGAGACCCTCAAGGGCCTTTTCGTTAATGGCAAGGGCAACAAGGGATTGACCGCCTTTGACGTGTTCAACGCCGTGACAGAATACTATACCCACATGAGCGCGGGCGAGTCTGATAACGCCCTCAAACAATACACGTCCAGCGAAGCGGGGGACGGCTATGTTTCCAAGGGCGAGTTTTATAGCTGGCTTATCAAACACACGCAATCGGCGGCGGGCTTTCAGGCTGTCGCAAAGGTTGGCGACACTCTCCTTGTGAACTATCGCAAGGCAAAGTAAACCGCTAGACCATCACACGCGCCCGCTAGGTCTCAAAGCCTAGCGGGTTTTGCTTTGTTTAGATTGTTTGCGACTTGGCACGGGACTTGATTAGTGTCCATTTATTGACCATTTCTTTATCGTTATATTTGCCGTCTGTGTTGTGATTTTTTAGCCTTTTATAAGTGGTTCATTTTGCGATGCTTACGCCTGAAAGCCTAGTTTTCAGCTATGGCACGGCATGGGCTAGGGTCCAACGCAGTAAACAGACTGGGAAGCGTGTTTAAAACGATTTGCTGGATTTAGTTGATTTACAACACTTTAGAACTATTTTAAAGAATTTAACGAATATCTGTTGACAGTGTATTTGTGCTATGGTAATTTGATTGCGTAAGATAAAACTAAATCAATTAAACATTAAAACATTATGAAAACAAATGACAGACTAAACAGATTCACGCAAACGGCATTAGACACGCTCGCGGGCCTTGGCATATCGGCGCGAGTGGTATGCCGGAACGGTTTCCCGTTCACGCCCCGCCAAGCTTGGCAAGCTAGCTATCGGCAACAGCGCAAAGCCGCTAGCCGCGAAACAAAACAGTGGGCGCGGTCTCTGCGGGGAGCGATGCTAGCCGCGCGGGCCAATGTTGCCAAGCTTGCAAGCGAGATTCGCGTGGACATTGCCCCCGCTCTGCGGGCGATTCGGGAACGTGATGATTTTATCAATTCGGGGCGGTCTCTTTACGCAGAAGCTCACCGTGTTGAATCTGCGGCTAATACTAGCCGCAAACTTGCCAAGCCACCCCTGCCCTACGTTGGCAAATTGCCGCCCAACAAGTAAAATCTGGCCGCGCGGGTTTCATCGCCCGCGCGGTTTTTTGTCACCGAAAACCATGAGCCTAGCTTATACCATGCCGGTTTTTCGATTAGTTGGACTACTCGAAAAATTTTTTTCCGCGCCAAGGCCTAAATTTATATCGAATCCACCATTTTTAAACTTATAATTCAGAAATTGTTTATCTTTTTTAATTATTATTTATTTAATATTTATTGTTTCTTTATTTATTATTTATTTCTTTATTCTTTTATGTTATTATTTATCTATCTATTGATTATTTCTATACTATATTTATCTGTTTAAAGGTAGGTATATGTTTATAGGAAAAATTGATTTTAAAAAATTAAAAACCAAAAACATTTTTAAAAAAATCCCGAAGAGGTTAAAAATTTTAAACATTTAATTCAGAAATTGTTTATTTTTTCTTTACTTAAAATGTAATGTATAATATCATTAATTATGATTAATAGAATAACTAATAGATGGAATTGTAATTGTGGAGCCTGTGATGTATCAATAGATTACTTAAACGGAGTACAGGCATCTTGTAGAATATGCGGGGATTCCTTTATCGAAATAAAAGAAAAAAATAACGAAGAACCCGAATATTATAATACTGAATACATTAACGATAGATAATTAATATGAGAAACAAATCTTATTATAATGAGGCCGATGAATTAATTACTAATAAAAAATGTCAAAAATGTTTAAAAATAAAAGATTTGGATGATTTTACCAATAGCAGAAATGGAAAATTTGGTAAACATAATTGGTGCTCCGAATGTCTTAAAGCTTATAATAAAGAAATTTATAATCGTGACCGCGAAGAAAGAATTCGGGATGTCGGCATCTGGAATTTAAGAAATAAAAATAAAGTTAAAGTATATAGCGAAAATTATAGAGATAAAGTTAAGCCCGAAAGACAAAAAAGGAAAAAGGGGCCAGTTATTCCAGATATAGGAGATATAAATACTCCCTTTATACCTGATTTTTGATTATGCTTATTTTAATGTTATTAGCTATTTGTTATACATTATATGTAGGATATAATTAATATAATAATACTTCCTGAATACCTAAATAATCGGTAGGAATACCATTAATATTATTAACATGGCCGACTCCTAATATATTAACCTTAGTAATTCCCGTAAGGATTGTTGTAAAGGATTTTGAAAAACCACTAGCTATTATATAATTACTATCGTAAGCAATGGCAGTACCCATATACATAATTATTCTTCCCGTTGGTGGGGTGGTAGGAGTAACAGTATCAGAAGTATTATAATGAATGGTTCCGTTTCCGGTATATGAAGGGTTAAATACAACCATAGATATATTCATATTAGGAACAGATACGGGAACTATAGAAATACCGCCTGTCGAGGTTAAACTATAGCCGCCGCCTAATTCTCCGGTTTTATAAACAAATGCATATGCATATGAATCGGTTGAGCCATCTATTGCAAGATTGGCACTATTAACTCCTCCTTGTAAATATGATGCCGAGCATTTTGAAGCTAAATTAACTCCTTGAGTTATCATTAACCCAGAAGTTAAAGTATAACTGCTAATAGCATTTCTTATCGAAACATCATAATATCCAGTGTTTCCTGTAATATTTAAATAATTAGATAATAAGTAAGAGCCATTAGCAGAATAATTAAAATTAGTGCTTCCGAATGATTGAAAGTCTCCAGATATTCCACCAGCAAACGATAAATAATAAGGCTGGCCATAAAAATATTTTAGATTTTTACCTTCTAGCAATAAGTTAAACTGAGCATATTGATTTGTGACAATTGGAGAAATATAGTCTATGCTAGGATAGCCTACTACTGTTAATTTTTGATTTGATGGATATGTTGATATTCCATTCGGTTGATAAATATATATATAATCATCTATATCATTTAAAGGCAGTACCCCGGTTAATATACCAGTAGAATTTCCTCCAGATGGATAAAATACACAATCGTTACCAGCTATTTTAACCATATATCCACCACTAATGGGGTATAAATATCCAGTATCTATTTTTGTATAAATTACTACTCCGGTTCCGGGAGTTCCGCTTGTAGGCGAAAAACTATAAATTGGAACTGTAGGATTATATACCGAAATTGATTGAGTATATCCACCAGTACCATAGATATTTAAATACCCACTAGAAAATCCTTGACCTGTTTCTGGAGATTGAACGGTAATTTTATTATTACTATTTACAATAAAAGAAAAGGCGGGAACATTGTTAAAATAAATACCAGTTACACCACTAAAATTATAACCGCTAATAATTAGAGTATCTTTCCATTGACCAGTAGTAGGGCTTAAATAAGTAATTGTTGGATTATAAAAATAAGTATTAGATTGTCCGCTTGTATTTCTTTGATGCGATGCCACGGTTATTGGATATGAAAAACCATTTAAAGGAATCGTAGCCTGAATAGTTTGAGCATCTTTAACTTGAAATTGAGACTGGGCAGCTCCACCAAATAATACATCTGTTATTCTATAAAAATTTGTACCACTAATTGTTACAGTATCACCGGCTTTTCCGCTATTATTAGATATACCAGTAATAGTAATATTAGGATATTGAAAATTAATTATATTTGGCCATATATAATTTCCATAATTAGTTTGTATTAATAGTTTATCATTTAAAATATTATATGGAATTGGAGCTACTATCTGGTCGTAATCTTGTGTTCTATTAACTGTATATCCAGTTAATTGTATATCTCCTATAGAAACATTTTCTAAATAATTAATAGTTCCATCTCTGCTAAATAATGGGAACCCGCCAGTATTAAAATTAATAGTTAAAGTATTTGTTCCTGTTTGTACAGAGTATATATAATTCTGTTTGTTAACATGGTTTTGTGATAATTTTATTGAATGAGAATGGGGTTTATTTGCATTTATATTAAATGTTTTAGAGTTTATTAAACCAGAACATCCAAATGTTTCATATAATCCTGTATTAGTAGGATTTGAAAACATAAAATTAATACCATATTTTTCTCCAGATAAAGGTAAGTTAAATCTTGTATCATCAGAATTTATCTGAACATTAATTGTTCTTTCTCCGATAAAAACATTATCTGGAATATTAGGAACTGCTCCGGTGTCATAATAATTAAAATTAGGAGTTAGGTTACATGAATAATCTAGTGATGCATGAGTAATATTATTTAAAGTATTAACTGTATAGTTATTTAAATTAATTATTTGTGTATCGGAATGTCTTAGTATAAAACCTGTATTACTAACAGCGTTTTGAGCGGAAAAAGTGCCAGTAACTTTATCGTAGAAAGTAATATTTGCGTTAACGATAACTGAAAGATTCGGTTCCACGTTAATAGAATAGTCAGATAAAAATCCATAATTAAATCTTAATCCGGCAATATTTCCAGATATAGGAGAATTGTCATCTGAATAAATATACTGTTTAAGGTAGTCGTATCCGGTTAAGTAATAAGATATTTTTAAATTACCTATACGGTTAGATTCTGGTAATTGAGTTTGAGATACTTTATTATCAAATGAATATTTAGATTTTAATTCTATAGCGTCGGAAAGCTCTGCGCTTTCAATTATTAATGATTTATTATTTATTGATATTGGAATTTTTTGAAAATTATAAAACATAATGGTTATTAGTTATACCTTTTAAATTTATATCCAAATAATACAATATTATCTGTTGATATATTAGTATTAAAATCATCTAATATAAACCCGGTTAAAGGAATTAATAATTGTTTATAGTTAGTTAATGATTGGCTTGTTAGACCATAATCAATATAACTAAACGGAGATATAGAAATAGAGCCAAAGTCTAAAAATGAAGAGGCGGAAATGTTAGTATATCCATAATCTATTCCAGAAGATAATCCTATTCCAGTAAACAAAATGTTTTGGACTCCTGTAAAAATAGAATCAAATATTTTTCCAGAATAAGTAATATTAACCTGTTGTTCCATTATTAAATCTATAGATTCTGTTATTTCTTCTATAAAGATTTGTTTGGGTTGGTAGTCTCCAATAGAATAAATAGGAACTAAATTAATACTAGCATTATATTCTAATTGCAATATATTTGTATCTATAGCGGAGTTTCCAGAAGTAAATTGGGTACTCCAATAATGTGATATACCATTAGAATTATCAACATCATATAAACTAGAATCATTTGATGCCTGCTCTATAATATTTCCAGTAATAGGATTATAAATATTAAAACTGCTTTTTATTTTAATAGGAGAATTAGGATATACCTGCAAAGAAAAATCTTTTAAATATCCGGTAATATAAACATTTCCTAAGTTTATTATTGACGGGAGCGATGATGTTTTATCATATATTAATCCGGTTATTACTGAATAATTTGGCTCTATATTAGGCTCTAGTAGATATTCTATAGAAATAGAATTTGATAAAGTAGTTGGAACGGCATTATATGATACTTTATTTCCAATATTAAATATAGGTTTTAATGGAGAGCTTTGATTAAAACTTACCGATTGGCATAAAATATTTGAGCCGTTAATGCTTAAATTAATATTTGAATATGATAAATACATTTAATTAGGTATTTCCGAAGTCATATTGACTTCCGGTTGCTAAGTTAACATTTCCCCAGTCCATATAAAAATTAGGGCTATTGATTGTAAATCCGAAGTCCCATATAGACGCGCCAGAAACATAATTTATACTATCAAATAACTGTCCTATATATTTTCTTGTGATTGTTAGATTTCCATCAACGCCTATCTGCCTATCGTTTGAAACCATTGTCATATTATAGAATTTATATTGATTCATTAAATTATTAGATAAATGAGAATATATGTCTACTTCTAAATTTTGTTGAGTTTTATTTAATGGAAAGTCTGTAGTTTTAACATCAGAAAAATTTTTATCAGCTTCAAAAGTAATATCGCAAGAGACATTGACGGGCGAAATCATTTCTACTTTTTTAGGAAATCTACTGCCTATTGTATATATTGGGGTTCTGTTAATATTAATATTAAATGAAAAATCTAAGACTCTGTTAGTAGAAGACTCGTTAATACTTAGATTTATAAAGTTAGAATTGGCAATCTGGCCATTAAATTTTGGATATGAATTAGCGTATATTCCGGTAAGTAAACCTATCGAATTATTATCTAATTCACCAGTGGGAACATTACCGCAATTATTATAAAACTTAAACGATGCATTAGATTGTGGAATCGAGTTAGGAGAAAATTTTGCACTATAGCTAGATAAATATCCAGATGTTAGAGAGTATGGATTAGTATCATTATAACTCTTTAAAATAAAGAAATTAACAGGAATATTTCCTGTTTGAGTTATGAAATATTCGTTTTGTAGTAAAAATGAACTAATTGATAATTCTGAGGTTTGTAAGGATTCAGCAATTTCATTTAAAGCTTTATTACCATTACCAATATATTTTAATGTTTTAGAACCTAAAGAGTTTTGGACAGAATAATCCTGTATTCCTAATACTTGTCCAGTATTTAGAAAAATTAACTGATTATTCGATTTTATATTACCAAAAGACATATATCCGACCTTATACTAATTATTTACGGTTTAATTTACACTATTATATCTATAATATGTGTAATATATATAGTTAATTCAAAGGTATAAGGCAAAATGAGCGCAAATAGCATTTATAACATAGATACTTGGCAACCAAGTACATTTTACTATAGAGATTATATAGTTCAGAATAGTGGTCTTTACTATTATTCTTCGCAGGACTATACCTCTTCTTCTAGTATTACAACAGATATAAATAATGGCAATTTAAACGGATATATTTATGATAGAGGAGTAAATAAACCATATTTTACTTGGAAACCAAACTTTAATTATACAAACGAGAATGTTCCAAGAGTAAAAAAGATACAGTTTGGAGATTCGTATGCCCAATATGTTCCAGATGGTATTAACAATTTATTATTAAATTATAATTTTACTTTTGAAGGAGATATTCATACCGTTACTGCAATTCTTCACTTTTTAAGTATGAGAAATGGAAGCGAAAGCTTTGTATTTCTTCCGCCTGCTCCACAGGGTAATTTATTAAGATTTATTTGCCCAAAATGGACTCAAGCTCAAAAGTTTTTTAATAATTATACGATAGAAGCTAATTTTATTCAAAATCCTGTATAAAAATGAGCCAAGTAATTAAAATATCAAAAAATCAGGCTCAGACTTCGGCTAAAAATATAGCTAGCGAGCTTATTTCATTAAATCCATCAGCTTTAATAACCTTATTTTCTATTGATGTCGGAGATTTAGGTTTAAATGCCGGAACTATATCTCAAACAGAGGCTAACTTAGGTATTAATACCGTATTTAATTTTCATAACAATATTAATATAACTACTACTAGCTTATTTTGGCAGGGAACCGAATATTCAGCGGCACCAATTATAGCTGAGGGTTTTGAAATGAATTTAAAAGGTGCTCCGCCGGTTCCTACGCTATCAATATCTGTTAGTGACGATGGTATTCCACAATTATCTATTTTAAAACAAAGAATAAGAGATTTAGGAGATATTGTTGGTGCAAAAATTACCAGAATTAGAACTTTCGCTAGGTTTTTGGACGCGGCTAATTTTTTTAATAATGTTCCACCTCAAAATTATTATCCAGACCCTACTCAAGAACTTCCTAGAGATATTTATTACATAGATAGGCTTTCTAATGAGAATAAAAACTTTATTCAATACGAATTATCTTCATTATTTGTGGTTGAGGGTATAACTTTACCGGGAAGAATAGTTTCTGAAAATAGTTGTCCATGGAGATACCGTGGAGAGGGTTGTTTGTATGAATATTCATCAAGAAAAACATTTGTTCATAATAACGGCAATCTTCCGCAGTATGCTCCTCCAGTAGCGACATCTTTAGACGAAAAATTTTCAAATCTAATTACTGGTGTTTCGTTTATAGATAAAGGTCAGTATAATTTAGGCCAGTCTTATAATAAAGGAGAGTTTTGTTATATTCAAAATCGTGGAATTAAGTATTATTTTATTTCTCAAGTAAATAATAATAATTCTTCTCCTCCTAATACTAGTGGTTGGTTAGCAGACGAATGTAGTAAAAGAGTTTTGGGATGTAAGAATAGATTCGCAAACATAGGAAGTGGAATCTTAAATTTTGGAGGATTTCCTTCTGTAAATCGTTTTCAATAATATGCTTACAGAAGAAGTAAAATTACAAATAAAAGGTTTTTCGTTACAAAATAGTAACGAGGAAACTTGTGGATTAATTTTGCTTAAAGATAATAAATATATTGTATATCCTTGTAAAAACATATCATACTATAAAGCTAATCATGCTATTCTTAATCCTTTAGATTATGTAAGAGCTTCTAAAATCGGTAGAATAGTAGCTCATTTTCATTCCCATCCAGAGTCGGATAAACCTAGTTTTATGGATTATCTTAGTGCAGTTAATCATAATTTATATTCAGTTATTTATTCTATTAAATCTAATAAATTTTATATTATAGAACCTAAATTATCTGATTATTTAAATTTGGACTATAAATGCGGAATCAGTGATTGTTATAGTTTAATTAGAAATTATTTTAATAAAGAATTAAATATTAAAATAAATGATTATAATAGAGAGGAAAAATGGTGGGAAAAAGAGCCTGATTTAATTATTAATAATATAAAAAATGAAGGCGGAATAGAAGTAGAATATAAAGATTTAAAAATTAACGATTTAATATTATTTAGTTTTAATGGTGCTTTATCACATTTTTCTATTTATTTAGGAAATGATATGATATTACATCATCCGGTAGGGGACAAATCTATTATTAGTGAATTAAACGATTCTTTAAAAAGAAGAATTAGTAAAGTAATTAGACATAAAGATTTATTTTAACAATATGAATGCTAATTTAGTAAAAGTTAATTTATTTGGCGAGCTTGGCAAGTTTATGGGATACGAAACCTGGGAACTTAATGTTAGAAGTGTGCAAGAAGCTATTTCTGCGTTAAATAATATCACAAAAAATAAATTCAATGAGTATTTTATAAAGAACAATAAATTACAATCTAAATATCGAATATTAATTAATGGAAGAGATTTTGAATCAACAGAGCGAGAACTAAACGAAACAAATTTTCATAAAATAAACGAAACAGAATTGATAATGAAAAAAAATGATTTAAAAACTATTGATATAGTTCCATTTATAGAAAATCATGGTAAAGTTGGTGGTTTAATAACAGTCGTACTGGCTGTTATTTTAATAATAGTAGCTATTGTTCTTGCTCCGTTTACTGGAGGTCAATCCCTATGGCTTATTCCTGCCGGTCTTGCTTTATTGGGTGCTGGTGTGGTGGCTCTATTATCTAAACCGCCACCATTTACATTTAATCAGAACCTAGATAATGCTGTAGGACAATCTTATTTATTTAATGGCCCCGCTAATACAGTTGGCGAAGGCGGGCCCGTGCCCGTTGGATATGGAACAATGCTTGTTGGTAGCAATGTTATTAGCGCGGGATATAGAATAAGCCCGTTTCAAACAGTTAATAGTAATTAAAATTATATGGCAGAAGCACCAGAAGGAATTGTATTATATAGTTGGAGCGGTCAAAATCCAATGAATGATGGTTTATTGGCTAATACCGGCATACAGATTGGCGTAAACGCATATGTAGATACTAGAGACGTTTTAGGTAAACCTTTTGGTAATTTTAAACCAGACTATAGAACAACAGAATATTTACAACTAACCGATTCTTTAATAGAAACATTAGATTTAATATCTGAGGGTTTAATTGACGGACCCCTAAGTGGTAGATGGGTTTTTTCTGGTAATTTAGGACAAACGGGTTGGTCTTCTGGATATTTTTCTGGATATGCCGTGCCAGACAATTCTATTACTTCTTTAACTGTTAGCTTAAAATCTGGAATAAAAGACTCTCTAGCTATATATGTTAACGGAAACCCAATTAAAGATGATAATTTATCCTATATATCTACTGCAACATCTTTTGATATTTTATCTTACGCGGCGTCTAGCGGTATTACGATAAAAAGTGGAGATAATATTACGTTTGCGACTAAGAATAAAGGTGGCTCCTATTCATTATCTCCTTGGACAACAACCGTAACATTTACAGATACAACTCAACAAATAGTTACAGGTGGTAGCGGAGCATTGTTTGGTACAGATACGGGACCATTTCCTACTTATCATGCTAATAGCGGGATGATAGTTAATGTTCCCGCAAAAAACCATAATGTAGCATGGTTAAGGTCTGTATACTGGAACAAACTTCCTGTTTTAAGTGATGCCGGGCAATATAATTTTCAAAATGTAGATTTAAATTATAGTCTTGGAACTCCTAATGGAGATGTTTTACAACAGCTAACCAATGAAGAATCTACTAGTAGAAGTATAGGGACTAGATTATATGCCGGAGACGAAAATACTCAAGTTTTTAGAATCCTAAACCAAAACTGTAAAGGAGTTATTGTTAATATACGCTTTTCTTCACTAAGTAATACAAACTCTAATAATGGTAACATAGAAAGAACGTCGGTTCAATATCAAATTGCTTATAGACCAATATTTTCTAGTGTCTCTAAAGTAACTCAGTTTAGTGCTCCAGTTACTCCGTTCGTTTTTGGAAAAATTACTTCTGCTGGTGGATATATTAATTCAACTAGAATTGATTTTGATTTAAATTCTTTTATTTTTAATAATTTAAATATTAATGATTCTGTTGGATTTTTAAACGAATCTGATTTTGTAGGATGGGAAGTTAAAATATCTAGGTCTACTCCAGATTCTACCTCCGCATTATTAAGTAATTCTTCTATAATAGATAGTTTAACAGAATTATATGGAAGTCAGTTTTCATATCCTAATTCATCTATTGTTAGAGCTACTTTTGATGGAAAGTTTTTTTCTAGTGTACCAGAAAGAGCTTTTGAATGTAATTTTATTAAAGTATCTATTCCGGCTAATTATGACCCAATATTAAGAACCTACGCAACAGGAGGATATGGAACTACAAATGGATATTGGAATGGAACATTTGCGTCTGGAAAAGCATGGACTAATAATCCCGCTTGGTGCTTCTACGATTTAATAACTAATAATAGATATGGTCTAGGAAAGTTTGTTGACAATATTGATATTAATGTTTTCGATTTATATAATATTGCTCAGTATTGTGATGGTTTAGTTGCAGATGGATATGGAAGTATAGAGCCTAGATTTACTTCTAATGTTTGGATAGCCCAGAAAGAAGAGGCTTATAAAGTAATTAACGATATGGCCTCAATTTTTAGAGGATTCGTTTATTATTTTAATGGAAATTTAAACGCTACTCAAGACTGTCCTAAATCACCAAGAACTACTTTTACAAATGCAAACGTAGAAAACGGAGATTTTAACTATTCTACTACGTCTAAAAAAACTAGACAGTCGGTAGCTATTGTAAGATATAATGACCCTAAGAATTTTTATTCTCCAGCCATTGAATATATTGAAAATCTTGATGCTATTAGAAGGTACGGAGTGAGAGAATTACCAATAACCGCTTTCGGATGTACTAGCCGTGGACAAGCTATTAGATTAGGTAAATGGGCATTATATAGTAATAACTTAGAAACAGAAACGGTTACATTTACTGCCGGTTTAGAGGCAAATCTTTTAAGATGTGGAGACTTATTTGAGATAGTAGATTATAATAGAAAATTAAAAAGATATGGCGGAAGAGCCTTGCAAATAAATAATACAGGAAATACTGGAATAGGATATACTGGAGCTAGTATTGTTTTAGATTCTCAGGTACAAATTCAGTCTGGAGTGCAGTATTCTATATCTTTTGTTACTCCAACTTTTTATTATGATACTTCTCAAGTAACCGGATTAACAAGCAACGACTATTCTAATATTTATCGTTCATTTTTACAAACATTTACTTTTTCTGGAGATAATAGCTATGTCTCTGGAAATTATTCTATAGTTAATTTGCCAACCGGACTAGATTCTAATAATTATAATATCAGTGGAAATCCTATCTGGTCTATAGAACTTGGGCCAAACTCTTTAAATTATACTGGAAATTATTATTTTTCTAGTAGCCAAAAGGATTACTATAGAGTACTAAACATGAAAGAGGCCGATACCAATAAATATGAAATTGTAGGACTTTTATATTATCCAGATAAGTTTAATTTAATAGAAACTGGATTAATGTTTACTCAAAGTCAAGTTCAAAATATTATTGCAGTCCCATCAAGTCCGTATGGAATGGATAATAGTATATCTGCTTATAGATTAAATAATTCTCAGTCTTATATTAATTATTCCTTTATAATGGATGATTTTAGTAATGTATCTAGTTATCAAGTTTTTGCCACTACTGGCTCATTTGTAGGTAATTCTATACCAGACTCTTCTCTTTTAGTTGCCGTATTACCAGCAAGTATAGTCACGGCAAACTATCTAGCACCAACAAGCGGTAATTATAAACTAAGGGTTTATAGTTATAATCAACAAAACGGGAATTATTCTACTGGTTGTGCTAGCGGTTCTGTTTTAGTAACAAATAATTTACCTATCAATGATGTATTAGTAGGAGGCTTAATAGTTAATTAATATGAATCAAGCTA